CTACGACTACCAGACTAAGTTCCACATGGAGGGTGCTACTGGCGCACAGCGCATCCTGATGGCGGCTAACCGGGTAGGTAAAACTTACTGTGGTGCTGTAGAAACGGCATACCATCTTACAGGTGATTATCCCGATTGGTGGCAGGGACGCATGTTCAACAAACCAGTGCGTGTCTGGGCAGCTGGTGAGTCCAATGATACCACCAGAGACATCATCCAGAAGGAACTCTTTGGCAATCCCCAAGACCCTAGCCTCAAAGGAACGGGTGCTGTACCATTAGCCAACATTGTAGAAACCACGCGCAAACCCGGTGTTCCCAATGCATTCAGCAGTGTGTTGGTCTTGCACAAATCGGGGGGTAACTCCCAGATCAGCTTCAAGGCCTATGAGCAGGGCTTTGAGAAGTTCATGGGCGAGGCCATAGATGTTGTCTGGCTGGATGAGGAACCTAAGCAGGAAATCTTCAGTCAGTGCATCACCAGAACAGCTGATACAAATGGTATAGTCTACATGACGTTCACCCCTGAGCGTGGGATGACCAACGTGGTCAGTGCGTTCCTGAATGACCTTAAACCGGGGCAGAGCATAACCACGGCCACGTGGGACGATGTAGATCACCTTGATGAGAAGACCAAGGAACAGCTATTGGCAGTCTATAGCCCAGCAGAACGCGACATGCGTTCCAAGGGCATCCCTGTGTTTGGCTCAGGGCTTGTCTATCCTGTTAGCGAAGAAGATGTAGTCTGTGAAGATTTTGACCTTCCAGAACATTTTCCCAGGTTGGCAGCAATTGACTTTGGTTTCGATCATCCAACAGCCGTCACTTGGGTGGCCTACGATGCAGATGACGACATAATCTATGTCTATGACGAATACAGGCGGTCAAAGGAAACACCATTGACACATGCCGCTGTGGTAAACGCCAGGACTCCTGGTATCCCCGTAGCCTTCCCACACGATGGTCTACAGCACGATAAGGGGTCTGGGATACAGCTAGCACAGCAGTACAGGGACTTAGGTGTCTGTATGCTGGTTAGCCATTTTAGCAACCCGCCAGCAGAAGGAGACAGTGGAAGTGGTAAAGGTAACAACTCTATTGAAGCGGGGATCAGCGAGCTTCTACAACGCTTTGAAACTGGTCGTTTGCAAATCTTTGAGTCCTGTCAAGAAACTCTTGAAGAGCTTAGGCTCTATCACAGGAAAAATGGAAAAGTGGTTGCTATCAAAGACGACCTCCTAAGCTCGATGCGCTATGCAGCGCTCAGTGTAGGACGTTTTGGAGAGCAGCTTAAAAACAAATCCATGTACCGTAAATATAGTTACGATACCGAAATAAAATATTCAAACGTAGGGATAGTCTGATGAGCTTATACGCCAACATGAACAAACGTAAAAAAGCAGGGACTTCTCGCAGCAAAAAGAAAAGCACGATTACTCCCAAAGCCTACGCTAGCATGAAAGCTGGATTCCCCAAGAAAAAGAAAAAGGCTTAATATTGTGGCTAGAGAACTAGACGATCAGGAAATCCTATCGCTGGTAGATAGCGAGATCAATGGTAGTTCAGACTACCTAGACTCTGAGATTAGCGCCCAGCAAGCTACTGCTATGGAGTATTTCTATGGTGAACCCTTTGGCAATGAGGAAGACGGTCGTAGCCAAGTAGTTGTCACCGATGTTCAAGACACCCTGATGTGGATGATGCCTAGCTTGATGCGTATCTTCACCGCTGGGGACAAGGTAGTAAAGTACATCCCCGAAGGACCGGAAGATGTAGAAACAGCAGAGCAAGCCACTAAGTACATAAACCATGTGTTCTACAAGCAGAACGATGGATTTATGATCTTGTATAATATGTTCCTCGATGCCCTGATGCAAAAGGTTGGGGTGGTCAAGCACTACTGGGAAGATATAGAAAAGACTACAACTGAGTCCTATGAGAACCTGACTGATCAAGAGTTTAACCTTCTTGAACAGGACGAAGAACTAGAGATTATCGAACATACAGAAACAGTAACTATCATAGACATTCCTGCTCCTATGCAGGGAGAGACTATGGAAATGGAAGAAATATCTCACGATGTTACCTATGCTAGAACTACTATGGACGGCAAGGTAACTATAGAAAACGTACCACCGGAAGAATTTCTAATTGACCGTGGTGCTAAGACTCTGGAAGATGCACGCTTTATTTGCCACCGTTCGCACAAGTCTAGGTCTGATCTTATAGCAATGGGCTATGACGTAGATTTAGTAGATAGCTTGCCCGGTTATACTAGTGGGGCAGACGATGTAACGACTAGCCAAGAGTACATGGCGCGTCATTCTTATGACTCTACTAATGCGTACCCTAACCAAGCAGCAGTTGACTCTGAAGTCTTGGTGATGGTCAACGAATCGTACATGAAGCTTGACATGGATGGGTCTGGTATAAGTGTCCTGCACAGGATTCTTAGCAGTGGTTCAGAAGTACTAGACTGTGAGCCTATTGATTATATCCCGTTCAGCTCTGTCTGTCCTATTCCGATCCCGCATAAGTTCTACGGGCTTAGTGTAGCAGAAACGGTACAGGATATTCAGCTAATCAGGTCTACCCTAACGCGCAACCTGCTAGACAACATGTACTTGGCGAACAATGGCAGGTTCCAGATCGTTGAAGGACAGGTCAATGTAGACGACCTGTTGACCAGCCGTCCGGGTGGTATTGTCCGTACACGTAGCCTAAACGCTCTCCAGCCTATCCAGACTCCCGCTTTGCAGCCAGCGGCGTTCCAGATGCTCGAATATTGGGACAACATCAAGACGGGCCGCACAGGGGTCAACCCACAGACACAGGGTCTTTCAGCAGACGTACTGAAGACACATGTGACCACAGGTGCTGTTACCGCCGCTATGACGAACTCTCAGGGGCGCTTGGAGCTTATCGCCAGGATATTTGCAGACACTGGTGTTCGCAATATGTTTAAGCAGATATACAATCTTATCCAGCGTTATGAGAATCGAAAGAAAGTAGTCAGGTTCAACAATACCTATACAGAGATTGATCCGTCCAGCTGGCGGGAAGACCTTGATGTTAGCATAGAAGTAGGCATAGGTTATGGAGATCAGGATATCAGGCTACAGAACATTAGCAACTTTGCCAGCTTGATTGAAAAAGTAGGTACACAGACTGAAGGGATTGTCCAAGCGGATAATGTCTATAACCTGGTCAAAGAAATTGCTGATGAAATGGGCATCAAGAACGTAGACAAGTTTGTAACTGAGCCGCCTCCTCCCCAGCCTAAGCAGCCGTCTGTCCAAGAACAGGCAGCACAGGCCCAAGCACAAGCTATGCTGATACAGGCGCAGTCTAGCCAGCTAGAAGCAGAAGTAAAAGCTAAAGAGCTTGAAATTAAAGCTGCCAAGCTAGAACTAGAACGTGTTGAAGTTGAACACGACATGGCTATGAAACGCGAAGAGCTTAAGCTTAAGGGTATTGAGCTTGGCTTTGAAATGAACTCCGACAAAAACATAAAGGCTTAGACTATGGCATACCAAAATTATATCGCTTCTAGAATCATTAGCAGTGCAAACGTGAGCAGTAGCGGCACAAGCGGACAGAGCGGACGCGCCCCATTCGGTTGCACCATTGTTAGAATTGCTACGAGTGCTAATGTAAACATTGTGATCAACGGCAACCCTACGGCCACAGCAGCAGGTACCCTGATAGCACCAGCAGATGCAGAATGCTTTGTCATCAGGGGTGATAGCTCTCCTACTGCAACTGACGGTGAAAAAGTAGCTACCATTGGTACAGCAACGGTTAATTTTACCTTCTTGGAGGGTTAAATGGCTACTAATAAAAAGATCACTGATCTTGCAGAACTATCAGAGTCAGAACTGTCAGACGATGATGTTCTTGCTATTGTAGATATCAGCGAGGGTACGACTAACAAGGTGCGTAAGTCAACCTTGGCAGCAGCATTGTCTGGTGTCAGTAGCATCACCGCTACCAGTCCCATAGCTGTTGATAGTTCTACAGGCGCTGTGATAGTTAGTACGGGTACTATTCCTATTAACAAGGGTGGCACTGGGCAGACAGCCGCCGCAGCTGCTCTTGCTGCTTTGGGTGGCGTTAGTGATCCTACCACCACCCGTGGTGATGTCATCACCAGAGGTGCTTCAGCCCTTGGTAGGCTTGCCATAGGTTCAAGCACTACTGTACTTCGATCTGATGGTACTGATCCTTCATGGGGAGCAGTGGCTGCTAGTGAGCTAAGTGGTAACATTAATCTGACAAGCCAAGTTACAGGTACATTGCCAATAACCAATGGCGGTACTAATGCTACCAGTGCCGGTGCGGCGCTTACCTCTCTGGGCGCTGCCGCCTCTGGAGCCAATAGCGATATCACATCTATAACGGGGCTTACCACCGATCTGACTGTCGCCCAAGGCGGTACTGGAGCCAGTGATGCAGCCGGAGCCAGGTCAAATCTAGGTGCTGCTGCCTTAGGGGCTAACAGTGATATTACCAGCATCACAGGGCTTACCACCGATCTTACGGTCGCCCAAGGTGGCACAGGTGCTGGAACATTTGCAGCAAATGGTATTCTTTACGGTGCTGGTACAGGGGCTATTGCAGCAACGGCTGTTGGCAGTTCTGACCAAGTGCTAACAAGTAATGGCTCCGGTGTTGCGCCTACGTTTCAAGATGCTGCCGGTGGTGGACTTCAATCCGTTCAAGTTTTTACGTCATCAGGTACGTGGTCGCGACCTGCCGGTATAACTAAGGTTAAGGTCACTGTTGTTGGCGGCGGTGGCGGCGGTGCTGGCGCTCAGTCAACCGGAGGCAGTTACCCCTCTGCTGCTGGTGGAGGCGGCGGTGGCGCGACCATCGAATTTATTGATGTGTCGTCAACAGCATCTGTCTCCGTGACAAGAGGCGCTGGTGGGGCTAGTGGTTCTGGTAGCAACGGCAACGGTGGGGCTGGTGGCACCAGCAGCTTTGGCTCTTTTTGTTCTGCAACAGGTGGTGGCGGCGGTGCCGGTACAGCAACCGGCGTATCCACAGGCGGCGCAGCGGGTTCGGGATCGGGAGGTAACATAAACCTGACCGGCGGTAGAGGTGCTAACGCACAAGGCAACCCATATGATGTCGAAAACGGGAGTGGCGGCGCTGCTCCGATATTTTCTGGACCAGCGTTCGCACCGGGTCAAAACGCCTACATGACCTCTGCCGTCGGTATTGCTGGCACGGGGTATGGCGGCGGTGGTTCTGCTGCGTATGATGGTGCAGGTACAGCGCGAGCAGGCGGCGCAGGTAAAACAGGAATTGTTTTTGTCGAGGAATATGCATAATGAAAAACGCTCTTATTCAAGGCGTGCGTATCTGCGAATTTGTCGAAACGCAAGCTGACGAATTTCCAGTTGCTGCAGAATTAATTTGGGTCGAAGTTGCCGACAACACAACCACCGAAGACACATATGTTGACGGGGTTGTTGTTAAGTATGATCCAAACCCACCATCTGCGACGATCGAAATTGCCGTTAGCAGAAAATTAAGCGAACTATCTTCATACCGATTTGAACAAGAAACTGGCGGTATTGTCGTCTCGTCTACTCCTATCGCTACAAGCAGAGAAAGTCAGGCGTTGATCACATCTGCACGAATCTTCTCAAAAGAAAATACGGCATACACTGTAAATTGGAAAACCGCATCTGGTTTTGTGTCGTTTAATGCAGAGCAGATTATTACTATTTCAGACGCCGTGCGTGATCATGTTGAGTCATGTTTTGACAAAGAACTGACCCACACAAATGCGATCAACGAGTTGACTACTATCGAGGACGTTGATGCATACAATGTTAAAGCAGGGTGGTAGTAGTTAGCTTGACATTTAAGTATAATAATGCTAAAATAAGCTTAACGGAGTAAGACATGACTGTAGAATCTGCTAGTTACATTAGCCAGCTTAACTCTTCTAACCCCTCTGCTAGTGATCCTCTTTCAGAAGGTGACGACCACCTTCGCCTGGTCAAGTCTGTTCTTAAAACGCAGTTCCCTAATCTTGCAACTACAGCCGTTACCCAGACATCTGCACAGATGAATAAGCTAGGGTTTGCCGTAGGCTCTGTAATAATGTACGCCAGCAATAGTACACCCACTGCACAAACCATCAGTGGTATAAATGATTGGCTACTGTGCAACGGCGCTGCGTACTCTACGTCTACATACGCTGCACTGTACAGTGTTGTAGGCACTGTCTTTGGTACAAGTGGTTCAGACTTCTTGGTACCCGATTTTCGCACTTACTCACCAGTAGGCGTAGGTGGTAGTTTCGCACTAGGTACTGCTGTAACCGCCAGTGCTGCCACAGGCACAAATGTCATTAAGTTACAGCCTATAAATTTCATTATTAAAACATGATTACATACAGAGGTGAGAAGTTCTCAGGGTATAATAAACCTAAGAGAACTTCTGGTAAGAGTAAAAAGTTTGCAGTATTAGCAAAACAAGGAGACTCCATAAAGCTAGTGCGTTTTGGTGATCCTAACATGACTATTAAAAAAGAGCAGCCTAAGCGTAGAAAGAGTTTCAGGGCTAGACACAAATGCGACACTAGTCCTCCCGGTAAACTTAGCGCACGATATTGGTCGTGCAAAAAATGGTAACAAAGGAAACACAATGAAAGAGTATGCTAGCCCTAAGATGGGAAAAGTTGGGAACCGTGCTGTACCTTCTAAAGGTGGTAACACGGAGCCTTCCAAAGGCAGTGGTAATCGCATGGGTGGTAACATCTTCGGTAATTCTAAATATGCCGGAACCGATGGGACTATTCAGAAACACAAATGAACCCTAAAGAACAAGCAAACCAAGCTGGTTTAATTTTAAATAACGAAGCTTTTAAACTTACCTTGGATAGGCTGAACAACGATCTAGTAATTCAGTGGAGTATGTCTCAATCTTTAGAAGAACGAGAAACATGCTGGATGAAATTACAAGCTTTAGGTTCTGTAGTAGATGATCTAAAAGCTGTTATAGACGATCACAAAATTGAGAACACAGAAAGGTAACTACAAATGAGTGAGGCACAGACCAATCCCGAAGGGGAAGTCACCGAGCCAGAGCTTAGTATGTTCGATGTCATGTTTGGAAGTGATGAAGACACCAATCCAGAGCAAACTATCGAAGAACCCTCAGAGTCTGAAGAGTATGAAACAGAAGCCGCTGAAGAGGAATATGAAGCGACGGAAGATGAAACAGAATATGAGGAAAGTGACTACGAGGTAGACGAAGAAGTAGTTGAGACGGAAACCTCCCCCAACTACACCGTTAAAGTTGATGGTGAAGAAGTAGAGGTTAATCTT